TCGTTTCTAGGTATATTATACCTCTTTTCTACCGAAAGTAAATAGTTTTGCGCGTCTATTTCAGCTTTTATTTTACTAACATAATCGTTTGGATCGATTTTCCCGTTTCTATATTGTTCCGCATGGTATAATTCTTCCAACACTTCTGAAATTGTCGGTTTAGTAGGCAATATAATAGTTTTCTCGTTGTAATTTACAGCAGCCGCGCCGATTTTCTTCAGATATTGGTCACCCACTAGACTTTGGAAAATTACACCCCCGTTTTGTCTAAAATCTCTAGTCAAACGATTTTGTCTTGCTATATTTATCGGACGTCGCTTATTTGAATCTTTATTTCTAAAAAGCGCTTCTGTTTTATCGCTAACGTCTTCAAGCATTTCTTCCACTTCTTCGCCGTTCAATTCGCCTTCATCCGGCATAATTGTTGACCGGCAATTATAATGAAACGGGGGCATATTAACCCCGACTTGCGCGTCCTCGAGCTTATATAATTTGTCCTCTTGCGCAATTCGTCGGCAAATTTGAGTCGTCCGATTGTCTAAAACGACCAAAATCCGATAGTATTTCAAGCCTTCGCGTTTATATCGTTTTATGGTTGCTCGGTTTATGATTGCCGTCGCGTCCGTTCGGACCAGCGTTTCAGCCCTTGAGCGTGCCACATTGAACTCTTTTCGTATTTCTCGCGCCATTTCATGGGGACTATCCCCACGAATGAAACCTTGACGGAAAACCTTCTTCAAGCTATCTGCTAGCGTGTCAGTATTCCCCCAAAGTTGCTCGGAATAGTTCCGGCCGTTGAATGGTGTCTTGATAACTTCTTCAAATGCTGGACGGTTAACCGCGCCCGCACGCCCACCAGACGCTTTTTTATAGGCATATTCCGCAACGTCGTATAGATACTTTTCAAAACTCTTATGAAGCGCCCCAGCAAGCACGCCAGCGCGATATACTGCTTCAGCGTGCAAGGCTTCAATTCTAATCGCTCGGGCTGCCGAATATTGCTCGTTTAAACGCTTTAATAATTCCGGATCGTTTTCAGCTTGCTCGCGATACTTACGAGCATTTTCCACATAATCGCTTAAATCTTCACCCCTCAATCGTTTCATAGCGTCTTGATAGGTCATTTCGTGATCTTCAGCGTATTTTGTATAAAAGTCAAAAATCGCTCTTTGTAACTTCACCGACTGCGCCCGATAAGTTTTTTCTAACTCAGTAAAAAAATCAATATCTTTTCGGTCAACGTACTCGAATATTTCTCGAGCGCGTCCCGTCCAGTATTCATCATGGCTTGTTAGATTCTTCAGTTTGTTCATCCGCTACCTCGTTTTCTTGTGTGATTCGTGGTAACATTTCAAGCGCCTTTTCCGTGTCTTCCTTCAGTCGTTTCAATTCCGTTTCTGCATTGACTCCAGTCACGCACTCGAGAATTTCGACAATAGTTTGTTCACTCACGACGCCGTAAAGATTCTTAACGATTGCCACCATTTCATTATTATTTTGTGGAAGGTTCGGAGTGAATACGATATCGGTCTGATTGATAAGGTTATAATTTCCAGAATCATTTCCCTTGATTTTCCAGATATTGACCGCTAGACGTAAGCGACGCATGAGCCCTTTTTCAAACAAAAGTTCTTGTTTACCTCGGTAATTATCCGCTGCCATCATCTTATATTTCATCGCTTCGCCTGATTGAACACCTCCGAAATTATTATCGGTTGTGTCCGGAGTGAACGTAAAGCGTAAAATATCATTTACTAAGCGCTCTTTATAGGCTTCCGCTCCGGCTGTATCGTATGTTTTAACCAAGTAATGAGCGGACGGCGAAGAACCTCCCGGAATCGGGTTATCGTCAAGAACTAAGATTTTTGCTTTTTTGAAAGACTGCGAAACAGCCAAGCGACCGTTTGGATTGATTCGACCATCTTCTAAAAAGTCCTTGTCGTCAACCCCGGTAAACGGATTTCCAGAGATAACCAGTAAAGCCTCGTTACTATCTTGCTGGAAGTTAGCAAGTTCGGACTGTGATAAGTCGTAAGCGTCGATAGAATCAAGCACGGCTTCAAATGCTCCGGTTCGGTCTGTGTTATTGCTAAACTCATTCACCGGTACACCATTAAAGAAATGCTCGCTTTTCTCTTTCAATCGAAGCGTGTCCGCTTCCTGATTATCGTCCACATACTCATATATAGCGTCGTCTGTATAGACTTTGACAAAATCGCGCTTGTGTCCGTTTCCGTAACTGATAGAGTAATAGTTGACTGCCATTAAAGAGCGTTGTTCGTAACTATCATCGTAAATAACGAAAGTTTGTTCCGGGTTCATTCGATAGAGTTTCACCCAAACGCTACCGTCCTCGTCTTGAAACGTATTTAGCAATTCATAAGCTCGACCATAAATAGCTAGGTCTGTCTTAATAGCCACGTTATGCTCTTGCTCGTTGTTTTGTTTGCTAAAATTATCGATTAAGGCTTGAATTTCTGCGTTTTCGTTTTTGTATTCGACCGGATTCCCCAGCATATATCCTTGTTCAAAAACAGTAATATATTTCGCCCAATCGCTCGCGATTCGATTATCTGCGCTGTATTTATCGCTTTTTTCTTCGCGATATTTGATATTATTATCTGCTAGATAATACCGTTTCAGTTCCTTCAAGCGGTCCAATTGTTCCGCTCGGTGAGTCCTGACGAAATTTTTCAGCCGTGCAATCCATTTCTGACTTTCAAATTCGATTGTTTCAAAATCTTCGATTGTCATCATAAATTGACGATTCGCGTTTTCGTAAAAACGTCGTCCTTTTAAAAAATTCAATTTCTTTCATTCCTCCTTTTAAAAATAATATTGCGCGCTTGTCATACGTTCTTTTACTGTGCTGCTCGTATCGTAAACATGCTGTGAATAGATCGCGTACCTTACCGCGTCCAGAACGTCGTCATGCTCTTTGACCGGCTCGCCCGTTCGCTCGTTCCAAACGTACTGATATATTTCATCTTTGAACTTGCGAACCTTATTTGAAACAACAAAAAAGTGACCGCCCTTCATGAGCTTTGCCACTTCTTCAATACCAGATAATCTCGACTTGTAAGCATTAAAACACTTGAGCCGTTCGCGGTTAAACCGTCCGACGTGTTCAGGGCGCGCACTATCAGCCCAGAAAAAGATATCTCCATAACGCACTTTTATATCTTTTGCAAGGTCCACCCAAAAATCAATCTCTTTATATTGGTAAGCGTGTTCTTCCAAAATATACACATCGCCCGCCTCAGTCTGACCGACCACCACGATAGAGCCGTAGTGTTCATAACCCCAGTCAACCCCCGCGTAAATTTTCGCGAAATGCTCGGGCGTTTTCGTGACGTACATATCTTCTTTGAAGTCCCGATAGACCGCACCTTCACCAATCACCCACCGGCCATAGATACCGCGTTCGGTAAACATACCGGAAGGCGTCGTCGCGATTAAGTTATCGACATATCGTTGATTCAAGAATGTATTATCAAAAATTGTAAAATGATTGGCAAGAATTTTCTCGCCGTCAGCCTTGTCGATATAATCAACTTTCAGCCAATGTTTCGGATGATCCGGGTTGGTATCGCATATAATACGCGCACCGTACCCAGAGCAACGTTTTAAAATTTCGTCGAATACTTCCTTATTCGCCAACGTCGCTTCGTTGACATAAGCTCCGAATGCTGTCATACCACGAATAGCTTTCAGCCCCGCTATCGAGCCCGTGAACGTCGTCACGACATATACACCAAAAAGCGTAAAATTTCCGTGTCTGTCAAAGCGGAATTCGTGCCCGTAAGCGTCTGTTATCTCGCGCAAGATATTCGTTTGTAACGTCCCAGACGATACAGCCCCTAAAATATACATCGGAGTTTGAACCCCGACTTTTGCAGCGTTCTTTTTAACGCGTTTCAGCTCCATTAAAAAGAGATCATTGTCTAGTTTAGTTTTACCAGCACGCACAGCCCCGTGATTTATCATCATATACCAATCACGGGCAAGGGAACGCCTCAAGATTTTAATTTGTTTGTCCGTGTAAAGCCGGTCAAGAGTCATTTTGAATCACCCCTTCCAGCTTATCGAAGTAATCGGCCATGATATCTTCGGAAGCAACCCCGCCTTCAAGCTGTTGCTCGCGTTTCTTGTTTTCAAGTTGCATTGCCTTAACGCGTTCTTTCTGCTCTTTCTTGTCAAGGC